CTTGCAATCATCTTTTTCTTCTTCACTTCTATACAAGCTCTTTTATTTTATTCGAATTTCGGTCTTATTCATCGGGCTGTCCCCACCTTTTTTTTATTGTGCTTGGACATGATAAGAAATTTGTAGTGCTCTTCCCGTCTTTTAGAGGCCCGAAGCTTTCCGAATTGCTCGGGAACGCGAGATTCATGCATCTCAGCTATTTGCGAATGGACGTTGTGCAGCGGTGCAGCTCAGCGAGAGCGCACCCCACACAAGACGGACACCTTGACTGCGACGTCGGTGCAGTCCTCCACGCCAGCGCACCCAATCCAGAAGTTGGTCGCGTCGCGAGGCACCGTGAGGGTAACCTCCTTCAGCGACGCACTCTGGTGAGTGCCTACGCGCGGCAGAAGAGCTGCAGCAGCTCCGTCGGTCGGTGTCGGCCCAAAGCCCCACAGCACCCGACCCTGGCTGTCACCAGGGGTCGGAGCGATGCGGACCTTAAGAGCGGCCGCCTCCAAGCCGTCTAGTACGCCCTCCGCGGGGTTCACGGCCCACACATCCCAAGCCGAGCTCCCGCTCAGGGTATGGGTGGGCGCGCGGAACTCAAACGTGAGGCGAACGCTTCGATTGTTCCCTCCGTTTCGCTGACCACGGCGCGAAGCCCTTGCCGGGGGGGTCCCCTGCGCGGGCGCGCGGCCGCGGGTGCGGTTTGGGTTCGGGGGAGTTCCCACCGTGCCGACCATCGGGCCGACCCCATGACTCGCGGCCAAGTGATTGTTCAACTTGGCGCGGTTGGTGCAGGTTGTAGCGCAGCGTGTGCAGGATAAGGCGGGCATGGCTCAAATCGTGATGGACGGCGGGCGAGGGAGATGGCCACCATCCTCGGACGATTGAGTGCGACTATCAAGATAAACTTGATAGGCATGGAGCCTCTGTTTCTTTCTGAGGTCCGCCAGCGCCTGAGCCCCATACTTCAGCAGGATGTCGTAATAGGGAGCATCCGCGTCCGATAGGGTTCTTGAGGCGAGAAGCGACCTGACGGCCGCGTTCCCACGCTCGAAGAGTGCTTGTCCTGCAGCACCACGCCACTGCATCTGATCAGCGTCGAGCACGTCATATACCCAGTCACCCATCAGGTTCCCGATAGCGAGTTCCTGAGCGAACGACTCAGCGACATTGTCGAAACGGCCCTCCTCTATAGCGATGCCCAGCTTGACTGCCAGGCTTAACGGCTCGCGTATGATGCCGTGCTCGCTGTAGACGTATCCACAGAAGGTGCCGTATCCGTCTAGGTACTCGGGTTTTCCTTTGCAGGAAAAGAGCGCACTGACGCGATCCCAGTTGTCCCTTTCTTTCACATGGCCTGGAAACCACGTGTCGTCACCAGAGTGAGCGCGCGGGTGAGGCGGCTCTTCTGGGAATTCGTATTGGAGGCCACAAAGCGCCTCGCTGAAGTCCGAGTTGAATTTGTATGTCCCCGGCTCGCCAGTAAACCGCATGATCGCTGAGGCCCACATTTGGTGGCTCAGGTTGATCTTCTGGTCGTGGTAGAGTTCTATTAAGTGCTCCGGGATGCTCAGGTGACGCATCCGAAGGCACTCGAAGACGACGGACTCAGCCCTCTGACTTTGGTCAAAGGCAGTGTAATCGTTGGTCGTACACCCCGGACCAGGGCAGTACGTTTTAGACCAAGCATTCGCATCGAGAGAAGTCTTCCCCGCCAACCTAAAGATGTGCGGGGGGCAGCGTTGATCGTCGATTTTGCTCATGTAGCGAACGACTGGACCAAATACCAATAGCCACTGATCGTTGAACTGCGCCAGTGTCTGACAGGCTTTCCAGGGCCCGTTGACGGTGGCCGTGTTCACTTTCTGTTGTGACTTAACGAAGATGCGCACCCAGGTGTATCTCCAGTCGGGATCTGATTTCAGACCGGAGTTTAGGATGAACGCTTTCGACTTGGCGGTCAGCTTGTTGTAGTCGTTTTCGGCGATGCACTGCGCAAAAAGATCTTCATCGAGCGGAATGCGATAGCGAGAGTCATACGCGCGCCCCTTGTTGAATGACTCAAACAACAGGTGGCCCGCGTGTTCAGCAGTGGCACTGCGAAGTTCCCTTGAATTGGCAGCCGGCGTAGACCTCGGGAGACGCTTGGCTGCACTGAGCGGAAGAAGGGTTGGATCCTTCGCCGCATGTACCGGAGCGAGAGTTTTCAATGACAGGCCATTGGGATTTGACTTATCATCGAGAAATTGCTGGGACCATCCAAGCCCGCAAGCGTACCGTTCTCTCTCGTCTCTGGGTATTGCCCCGTGGAAAAACCTCAGCATCTGCATCAAATCCCCGGGTGGGAAATGGGTGCGAGGAGCTTCCTCTCGTGGGTCTTCGTCGCGCGATCCTTCCTCCCTAGGAGCGCTATCCATCGGCAGATGGCTGTACCCCGCTCTGACGATTGGGGGCAACCAGCTGGTATCCC